TCGTAGTTAATGTCTAGTCCTGTGCCCAGTTTACTTTTAATATAGTTGAAGCTCTCGCTGGTGGCATTTGCCCCGTGAATATACACTAAGTTCATGCCAATATTTATCGGTAGTTTACTGTGCTATTACCAAGTACACAACAATGGCCGCAATGGCCCATGTCGCGGCTCGTTCACCGTACTTGTGTTCAAAGTGTTGAACAGCTTCAAATACTTTAGTTGCCATATACTGCCTTGGCTTCTTCTACTCGGCCTTGACGTGCGAGCCACGCCGCATGACGAGCTTCGCCTACTGAGACTAAGATTGTCCAAATTGAGTTAAGAATGGTTTTCATAGTCCACGGCTCCAGTATTTGGCTTCTGAATCGTATTGGCGTTGCCAGTAGTCTACTTCTGCCGCATTAGTTGGGTTTTTGCTGTTAATATACTGCTCTAAGTGCGTTTGATAACCTGCTTTAGGAAACATTTCTGCCAGTCTTTCTAATATAGAAAGCATTTTATTTGATATTGTTGTCATTTTGTGACTCCTGTGGGTGTTAGTAGATACTCATGGTTTCTACTGAGTATTTATCAAGTATACGTGGCATTGCACAAATAATCAACTTGATTGATGTTCTTATCATTGTTGTGTATAATACCATAAATACAGTTGGAAACTAAATTCATGCGAAAAAGCACTAGAAGTATTTTACAAGAGTTAAACGACATTGGTCTAAGCCGAAATTCGGATCTAGTCATAGAGAGCCGCGGCTCAAACATTATCCAAAGTGCTATCAATCTACTGACTATGATTCGAGAAAACTATGACATAGAAACTGCCGCTGAGTTAGAGCGTAGATTTATCAATAGCATTAGAACTAGTGATGCTACCAAGTTCAAACGTGGTATCAAACGTATCCAGGAATCAAAAGAATGAGCGGTAATGCACTTAAAAAGCTAGGCATAGATATACTAGCCAACGGTCCAACTAAGGGTGTGCTGGTTCGCCTAACACCAACTCAGTATATGGAAATAAAGAACGGACTACAGCCTGTGTTAGAAAGTATAGGCGACTCTGGATTCTGGCGCAGTGGCGGTGCTGGTTCGTTTGATCCGGAACACAGGTATGCACACAAAGGTACTAGTAAAATTGACAGCGGCGATGTAGATGTGTTCATGGACGCAGTCAGTATTAAACAAAAATTACAGCTAGACCCTGGTACAGATGATGCTGGTGTACGCAAAGCAGTAGCACAGCACATGACTCAGCACTATCCCACACTGCAAATAGGTAAGAATGTACACATAGGCTATCCTACCGGGCACGAAATAGAAGGATTGCCCACATACTTTCAGATAGATCTAATGATCATGGAACATGCACATGAAATAGGTAAACATCATGAGCACGACTATTCTGTTAAAGATAGTCCCTACGGTGGACAAGATCAACAGTTTGCCATGGCCAGTGTGATTAATACTATCCCAGGACATCCTCCTAAAACATTCCAATACAACGGCTTTGGTGGAGCACTACAAGATCGTGCTACTGGCGAAGTAGTCACACGTGACATAGACAAAGTAGCTGAAATTGCGCTAGGTGCTGGAGCAACTGCTGAAGATCTAGGCAATGTAGAAAGTATTATTGCTCGAGTGGGCGGCATCAATAGCCCACGCTTAGAACAATTCCGTGCAGATATGGCTAAAAAGTACCCGCATCTGCAAGAAGGTACCGTAGATTGGTTCAAAGCTATACGCCAAAAAATGTCTCTTTGAGCCCGGTTTTTGCCCAAAGTGGTAAATAATATTACAAAGGCTTTTTAATAAGCCGCTCGAAGAGTTCGAGCAGTTATGGACATTTAGGAGAAAAATTATGCCATCACTATTAGGTACAACAGTAGCAACAAATTACGGACGTATGGTCCCACAACAAGGTTACGGTGTAGGTTCACTATTCAGTAACTTTGGAACACGTCAATTACGTGTATTGAAAGTAACAGCAACAGGAAACGACGGTTCAACAGCAGTAGCGTTCCAAAAAGATACAGGTCTATCCGGCGGCGCCGCTTACTCAGTAGTTGGTACAGGTTACCAAGCTTCAAACAGCGCATTCTCTAAAGCAGTTCGCGCACTACAAGTTGGCGCTGAAATTTACCAAGTATTCACACCTGGTACAACTGGTTTCTTGGTTCTTGTTACAGAAGACACAGTTAATGACAGCGACACAACTGGTAACACAGCAGACGGATCATACGGTGATCTAGAAGCAGCCGTTGTAGCTAGTCTAGGATTTGGTGGTTCATCTACATGCACTATCGCAACCGTGACTACTGATGCCACAGGCGTTGCTTTCGCTTAATAGCTTTATTTCTCAGGGATGGGAAGACTAAGCCTCACTTTTATAGTGGGGCTTTTTTACGACTGTTAAATATGTGATGGAATACAAACTCTACACACTTGTTGATATTACACATACTGGACAGCATAGGTCTGTTCCGGGATCTGAAATTGCACACAAAAAAGAACAAAACTTTAACACAATTATACAAACACTGGGTATACGATCTAATATTGTGTGGACATACAAGCCCGACGTAACAGAAGTATGCGGAAGACTTGTTGGGTTTGATACTGATAAGATTATACGAGTTTGGAGATTTGATTGGTCCACAGATCTTGACTTTAACTATGAGGTCGACGGTGATCCAGTTGGTATGTTGCTACAGGACTTTCATTTAGTTCCCTACATAAATAACTTAGACGAAGATATGGAACAGGAGTACGCAGTATTCAACACATACGATCCTGGTAAGAATATTAGTTTCTTTAAAAAATAAACTAGTGCTATAATATCTCGCATATATTAATAAATACTATCAGTGTAATTACTATACTACAAAGGCACATAGGCATTCAATCATAAATTAGGCACATGGCTCGGAGCGAGCACTTGACTTATAACATTGGAGAGCCCAGAATGGCCACGAAAGAAGCTGTAGCACAAATAGCTATGTTACCAGAGCGTGTAGGCATAGTTGAAACCAAAGTAGAATCACTCAAAGAACAGATCGTCGACCTCAAGGCCGATGTTAAAGACATGCACGAATGTCTTGACAATACTCGTGATGTAGTCTTGGCACAGTTGGACAAGATGACCAATGAATATCGTAGTAATGCTGAAAAGTACTATGAGCATGCCAATCATTTAAATGAACAACAGTCTGCACAACACAATGAATTAGCTGGCAAAATTGGCGACTTAGAAAAAGTCAAAAACAAGTACACCACGTATGCCATGGTTGGTCTGGCATTTGCCGCAGGCACAGGTTGGATCAATGCTGTTAACTTTCCACACATATTAAAGTTCTTAGGCTTATAATACTGTTAAATACAGTATGAACTTTCAAGAGATCTCAATATCCCCTGTTACCTATAACAGCGAACTTAATCCCCTACTGTGGGAGAATAATCATTTAGAAACCACAGTTCGATACAAGTTGATGTCAATAGCTTTGCATTTTGCCAAGTTTCTAAATGTTACAAAGTTAAACTTAAGAGATATCACGATCAGTGGATCAAATGCCGCGTATGGGTATGGCCCGCATAGTGACCTAGATCTGCATCTAGTAGTTGACATGCCCAAAGATCAACCAGAACTAGCTGAACTATACACTGCCAAAAAGAATCAGTATAACTTTACATATGACATCAACATCAAAGGTATTGATGTAGAATTGTATGTGCAAGATGTGCAACAGCCGCATCATTCAGCAGGCATATACTCTGTACTAAACGATCACTGGTTAGTTAAACCTACTCACAAAATTCCACACATTCGAGATGCCGAAGTTAAAAGCAAAGCTCGAAATTATGCCAGTAAGATCAATCAAGCAATGCGCTCAAATGACTTAAATACAGCTGAAGAAACAATGTCGGATATTCGTAGACTGCGCCAAACTGGACTTCAAGCTGGTGGCGAGTATTCAGTAGAAAACCTAGCTTTTAAACTACTACGTGCTCGTGGAAAAATTGACAAGTTTCGTAAACACATTGACAAATTAACAAGTGCTAAATTAAGCCTGGGAGAACACCATGAAGATCAGTGATATCGTAGAACATGCTAAAGGTCGTAGAGCCAAAATCTACACTAAAAAACCTATCAATACAATTGAGCCCAAGAAACCCGAAGCTCCCATGAACGAGGAAGATAAGGAACTAGGTACTATCACAGCTCCTCCAGGACCAGACGGTAATGTTCAAATGAAAACACCCGATGGCAAAACAACAACAATGCCGGCAAAAGACATGGTTGCCAAAGATGATACTACTCAACAAGTACCGGCTACACCGGGATCCGACCTAGTAGGCGACAAGGTAGTACAGACATCGGAAGACTACGAAGAAGATGAACATGAGCATCCAAGTCATGCACATTTTCACGATTGGATGAATAGTGAGCATGCTCCGCACGACGATGATAGTGGGGACCATGACATGGTATTCAATAAGGCACTACACTTCTTGTCGGATAAAGTCCACCCAGGCGATATCGAAAATTATGCACACCATTTGACACACAAATTCCACGGTGGGGGAGTTGACGAAGCACAAAGTCCGTTTCCAAGCCGCAATGAGCCCACAAAAGAAAATCATGGCGAAATAGGCCGAGATGCTGGAGATGCATACATCGCTGATATCCTAGCACAACCTGAAGATGAGTTAGGTCATGCTCATGTAAATGAAAGAGCCAATACATTCGGTGCTAAATCTGAATTAGAACACATGTTGCGAATTGCAGGTCTACGATGAAAATAAACGAATTAGTAGGTGAGTTTGGAATCTGGACAACTAATGAAGAAGCAGAGTTGCTGTCCAGATTAAAGACCCCTGTTAAATTAAGCAACCTGAGTGAGCATGATCAATTCAGGATTCAGACACTCATACGTAAGAGTTTGGTAACTAAGAGTGGAATGAAAGATCCTACTGTAGTTGCAAATGAAAAAACAATCTAAAAATACAAAACCTAAAACTCCTGCTCTTAAAAATAAATCTAAAATGATTAAAGAGCTGGCTCAGCATTTTGAGGAAACCTTAAATGCTAAACTGCCTATTGCAATACAGCCCGACGGCAGTATTGTTTATAAAACATTTGTGATCAGACAACAAGCCACTGGCAACTGGGGATTATACAATATAAACTCTCGAGATTTGATAGAACAGTTTTTCTTAAAAACCAGTGCCCTGTTAGCGGCCAGAGCATACAGCAAGACATTTTTAGAAAAGTTCTTTGAAATTAAAGAACTCGACAATCAATACTGGGCAAACTACTCAGACACCTTAATTTACGCACATAATATACAAAAAGCTAAAGATTTTGAAAGATTTCAAATATTATTAACTAGATTAGAACACAGCAGATTACTAACTGAACAATTCAAGGACAGGATTTCCAAGATGTTTAAGTGGTCGTTCGTATAAATACATACAATAGAAGCTTAGGATACCACCATGCAAATTAGAGACTTATCAAAACCTGTTACTAGCAAGCGTTTAAATGAAAGTATGGCAAAGAAATTTGGCTATACTATTAATTTCGAACAATTCAGCGATGTCCAACTAGAGGACGCTCGCAATAAGCTACGTACTAAAATTAGTCAGCTTGAAGTTAATGAAAGCTATGACGGAATGCTAGAAAGCACTGAATATCAAAAAACACGACTAATGTTAGACTGTGTTAACCAGGCAATTTTAGAAAGAGAAGATTGTTGTGATGCATGCAACAAGAATCCATGTGAGTGCGATGAAGAAGAACATGAACACAAGGCTGAGAAGAAAGCAGAACTACGTAAAAAAGTACACGCAGATAAATTAAAAGAAAAAGCTATGGAGCATTCAGTTCCTGAGTCATGGATTGATTCAGCTATTGAGCGCATTGAATTAGGCGAATCAGATGAAGAAGAACTCACAGCAGAATTAACAACACGATATGATCTAAGTGAAGCAGTGGCTAATCATATTGTATACCTAGCAGAAGGCGAAGAAGACAAAGCTGAAGTTATCATGGCAACAAAAGATATGGTTGACCGTATCACAGGCTGGCTAGAAGATGTGGCTGCAATGAAAGCAGAACAACTACTAGAATTAACAGACTCTATAAGAGAAACCCTAGGCAGCGATGTTGCGCAACAATATACAGAACAAGTAAAACCAGCCCTTGAAGCAATTTATACAGCATTAGAAACAAGCCGTCAAGGCTTGTCAGGCGCATTGGCACTAGTATCAGGCGGTGAGGCTCCAACAATGGGCGGTGCTCCAGCAGGCGGCGGTATGCCTCCAGTTGGTGCTCCAGAAGCAGGCGGCGAAATGGGCGGCACTCCAGAAGAAGCAGGCGCAATGCCAGCTCCAGACGCTGGCCGTGAAAAGCGTGAAAGTGTCGACTACAGTCGTCGACTAGGCATGTTACTGAACTCAAAAAAAAAGTAATTGAAAGTATGGGCGACCCATTAGTGGCAACACTAATGAGTCTCCAAGCTAATGCCAATAACAAAAATGCCCAAGGTTCTTACACCTGGGATGCAATAAACTCCATTAGTAAAAATCAAGGTGCTCCGATGATCCGTTACGATCAGTTTGCCGCACGTTGGGAAAATGATCCTATGCTTAAACAGATCGTTGATCGCTTTGACGGGCACGGTTTAGTAATCAAAACCAATGCCGCCGAACCTGAAAAGCATGGCGGCAACAAGAAAAGCAAAATAAGCCAAATGGCTAAAAGAGCTACAGGCAAAGCATTAAAGAAATAACGTATGCCCATACCTTCAACACATTGGTATACAAAACCTGACACTCCTATAATATTACTAGGAAGTATTGAAAGGTCAATACTTGAACCACTTGCAACCTATATATTAGGTAACATAAAAGCAGAACGAGTAAGAAGATATCCAGAATGGTGGGATGGAATACATTGGATGCAGTTTCCTTTTTTCTTTCGAAAATATCAAGATCACATGCACTTATTAGATAATCCTGCGAACGAAAATAAGTACGATCAAATAGTAAAAATAAACGAGTTATCTCAAGATATATTTGCTAGAGTTGAAGAGCTAAATCCTGGATTCAGTATCTATCTAGCCGAAGTTAATTACATGTCGCCCGCGGCTTGCATTAAAGCTCACGTAGATAATTCCACTGGAGAATTTTGGTGGATAAACATGACTCGCAGAGTGCATGTGCCAATCACTACCAATGCTGAAACTATGATGACTTGTGGCAATATGTCTATGTGTATGGAAATTGGGTCAGTATATGAGTTTAATAATATAGTAATGCATTCTGGCGCCAACAATGGCACCAGTCCGAGAACCCACATAGTATTAGATCTTGTTCCAACTGAATATTTTGATGAATTTGAAAATTATATAGTAAACATATTTTGGAAAGGAAATAGTCAAGGAAAATCATGGTGGACAAAATAAAGCCGTTATCCTTAAAAAACTATGCTCACACCTTCAACACATTGGTACACTAAACCAGATACTCCTATAATATTACTAGGCGATATTGATAAATCTATGCTAGAGCCTCTTGCCGCCTGTGTGGCAGGCAACCTAAGAGAAGAACGCACACAGCATTTTCCAGAAAAGTTTAAAGGTATACACTGGCATCAGTTTCCATTCTTCTTTCGCACATACTCGCATAAATTTAAAAAACTTCACCCTGCTTTAACAACAAAGTATTTTGAGGAAATTTCAGAAATATACGATGTATGCGAGGGTATATTTACTAGAGTTGAAGAATTAAATCCAGGATTTTCCATCTATATCGCAGACATAAACTATATGGCTCCGGGAACAGCAATTAAGCCTCATATAGATAATGAAGACGGATCTGTATGGTGGTTTACTATGACTAAGAGGGTACATGTACCTATTACCACTAATGCTGACACTATAATGACTTGTGGCAATATGTCTATGTGTATGGAAATTGGATCAGTATATGAGTTTAACAATATGGTCACACATTTTGGTGCTAATAATGGTTCTAGTTCTAGAACGCATGTTGTAATCGATTTAATCCCAACAGAGTATTTTGATGAATTTGAAAATTATATACGAACTATAGTTTGGAAAAAAAATAAAGGTTGGGACATTGCTTGGTATCAAAGATAGTACTAGCATCGCCAATAAAGATTGACTTACACTATAAATTGTTGTATAATTATTGATGACTTTATTAAAAGAACGGTATAACTACGAACCTATCAATAGAGAAAGCGTAGAAGGTAAGAGACTGTATGCACTACCAGATGGTAGCAAAGTTCCTAGTGTAACTACAATCCTAGACAAAACCAAAAGCGAAGAAAAGAAGCAAGCACTTGCTAATTGGAAAAAACGTGTCGGCGAAGTTAAAGCACAAGAAATCGTAACTGAAGCGGCCGGTCGTGGCACACGTATGCACAAGTTCCTAGAGGACTATGTCAAACAGGGCTCTATCAACGAACCTGGAACAAATCCTTATAGTATACAAAGTCACAAGATGGCCAAGGTTGTTATTGAACAAGGGTTGTCTAATGTCAACGAAGTCTGGGGTGTGGAAGTTCCCTTGTACTATCCCGGAATATATGCTGGAACTACTGACGGCTGCGGGCTTCATCTAAATGACGAAGCTATCCTAGATTACAAGCAAACAAATAAAGCTAAAAAAGAAGAGTGGATTGAAGATTATTATCTGCAATTAACTGCCTATGCGCTAGCCCACAATAAAGTACACGGAAGTAATATACGCAAAGGTGTCGTGCTAATGTGTATTAAGCCGCCTGAAATCAAGCCATTAATTTGGGGAGATCCTGTATATCAGGAATTTATATTAAAACCTGAAGATTTTAGCTATTGGGAAGCTAAGTGGTGGGACAAGGTGGAACAATACTACAAACAGATGTGATAAATATCCTATATAGGGGATATTTCCATGGCTGTTGTCCAAATTTCAAGAATACAAATACGTCGCGGGCAAGCACAGACCGGCACAGGGTTACCGCAACTGGCCAGCGGAGAAATGGCATGGGCCGTGGACACCCAAGAATTATACATTGGTAACGGAAGTGTTGCTGAAGGTGCTCCTGCTGTTGGTAATACTAAGATTGTTACACAAAACGATCTAACAGCTCAGGGGAATTTATTAGGGCTAGTGCAGTATGCCTACAAGGCCACAGACAGTACTATCGTCACAGGTCCTAATGTAAACTCCCAAATAACTCGCTCTATACAAGCAAGGTTTGACGATCAGGTCAATACTGCGGAGTTTGGAGCTACTGGTAATGGTGTATCTAATGATACAGTAGCATTACAACGTGCAATTAATCAATTATTTTTAAATGTAACGAAATCAAGTGCAACGAATCTTGATGGAACTCCGCTTATTGCTGCCGCAAAAACTAGAGTAACGCTGACTATCCCTCCAGGAATTTACTTAACAACAAGTCCATTATACATTCCAAGCTATGCTACCCTTGTTGGGGCAGGTGCCGATAAAACATTTATATATTATAACCCAGTAATTACAATCCAAGGTAGTACAATTAACAACAGTGCTGTATTGTCAACAACATCTGCATCTGCCTACTTGTTAGGCGCAACAGTAGTAGGAACAGGAATCCCAGCCAACACAGTGGTGTCGTCAGTGGTTGCTGGTGCTAGCATAACACTGAATAAGACTGCAACAGTATCATCCGGCGCAACTCTAAACACATTTACAGTGACTCCAGCACAGCCTGCTATCCAGTTAGTCAACGATGCAAGCACTGCTGGAAATCCTAGTAGTATAAGTAACACATTAGGAACTACTCAGCCAAAAGGCATAACAATTAGTGATCTCAGTATTCGTGTTACCACAGGTCTTAATACTTGTATCCAACTCGATGCTGCCAAGGAATGTGTTTTTGAAAATATAAATCTCCGAGGTGCTACTGCCTTCAGTTCATTCAATGCACAGAGTTGCGGGATCACATTAAATGCAGTTAGTAATATTGTTACTTCAGACAGCAATAAATTTAAAAATATCAAACTTGACGGATTCAGTTACGGAGTATTTGCCAAGGGAGATATTTTAAACAACACATTTGACAACATAAACACTAGTGATTGTTATACTGGATTTGGTTTAGGTATTGGTGCTAATGGCAGTACAGTTGGTCAACAATACGGACCAAGACAAACTACTATTTCAAACAGTAAATTTTCTAATATCAAGCGCCAAGCTGTGTTTATAAACTTGGGCACTGGTAATGCAACTACCAATTGCAAATATATCAATGTGGGCAACAACGGTGGTAGCAATGCATCAGCTTCGCAATATCCGCAGGTATGGTTCAACACATTTGGTAACTCCTCTCTAAACGATCAATCAGATCGAGCCGGTGATCTGTCTACGAGTAATTTATCACACCCATATGTTCCAGAAGTTGCAGGACACGCTTACTACAAATCATTTGGGCAACAACAAATATTGTTGGGGCAGGTGATTAATCCAGTTATGGCATTTAGATTACCTGTTTCAACTGATCAAAACGGGACTCCGATTGGCAGTATAAATTATGAAATTGAATATTTCTATCAAAGTATTTCTAATAATTTTACACGTCGCGGCATAATAACAATCTCAGCAAACATTGACAGCAGAGTTATCCAATTGAGTGACGAATACGATTTTGCCGGCACAGATCCAAATAACCAAAATTCAATTCTATTATCATTCTCAGCTAGTTTTTTAGATCAAACTGGCGGTAATTATGTAGGCGGGGCCGGCCAAGTGCCTTATTCTATTTCAGTTAAGTATCAAAATCTATTAACCGGCGATGCTGGATATTTCAATTATACCTACTTCACTGCGCTGTAACCGATTGAGTAGACATTGTCTATAAATGCGTATATAATTCGTGTTAATATAACGAATAAGATGTAGAAGGCCATGTCTCATCACTAAATACTTTTCTAAACAAACAAATTAAGTAAAGTATAAACAATTTAGAATAGGTAATAATGAGCAAGATAACAGTAATTAAGAGAAACGGCAGCCGGGAGCCGTTAGCAGTTGAGAAATGGCAAGCTCAAATAACCAAAGTCTGTCAAGGCATAGCAGACGTCAGTCAAAGTATGATTGAAATCAAGAGTCAGCCGCACTTCTATGATGGAATTACCACTAGCGAAATTGACAACATTACCCTACGTGCTATCGTAGATTTGATCGATGTAGAATCAAATCCAGATGTAGGCCACACCAATTATCAATATGTAGCAGGTAAACAGCGTCTCAGCATCTTGCGTAAAGATGTATACGGACAATACCAAGTCCCAAGTCTTTTCTCTATTGTACAAAAGAATGTGGCCACAGGCCTGTATACTCCAGAACTATTAGAATGGTACTCAGAAGACGACTGGAACCGGATGAATGACATGCTGGATCATGAAAAAGATGAACAGTATGGTTATGCGGCTATTGAACAGCTAATCGAAAAATATCTAGTAAAGAATCGCGCAACAAAACAAACTTATGAAACACCACAGATTAGATATATTATTGCCGCTGCCACTGTCTTCCACAAAGAAGAACCCAACTCAGCGAGAATGCGCTACATCAAAGAGTACTACCAAGCGGCTAGTGACGGGTTATTTACTCTTGCTACTCCTGTTCTTGCTGGGCTTGGTACTCCTACGAAACAATTTAGCAGTTGCGTTCTTATTAGATCAGATGATGATCTGGACAGTATTTTCGCGTCTGGTGAGATGATGGCCAAGTATGCCAGCAAACGTGCTGGCATTGGTTTAGAGATTGGACGACTACGTCCTTTGGGCAGTCCCATCCGCGGAGGTGAGATTATGCACACAGGTATGGTTCCATTCCTTAAGAAGTGGTTTGGAGATTTACGCTCATGCAGTCAAGGAGGTATTCGCAATGCAAGTGCTACTGTATTTTATCCCATTTGGCATCATCAGTTTGATGACCTTATTGTTCTTAAAAACAATCAAGGCACAGAGGAAACTAGAGTTCGACACATGGACTACGGAGTTGTCCTTAGCAAATTCTTTTGGCGCCGGTTCAAGAACAAAGAGAACATCACCTTCTTTGACCCGAATGAGGTACCAGACCTATATGAAGCCTTTTATCGTAACACAGCAGAATTTGAAGAACTGTATGTAAAATACGAAAAGCGTCGAGACCTACGTACCAAAACTATGAGTGCTGAAGAAGTATTCAAGAGTGGCATACTAAAAGAACGTACCGACACTGGTCGGATCTATCTTGTGTTCATCGACAATGTACAGAATCAAGGACCATTTGATCCTGAGTACCATACCATTTATCAAAGTAACTTATGCTGTGAAATACTTTTACCTACTAAATCTTTTAAACGTCTTGATGATGTGGACGGCCGCATTGCTCTTTGCACACTCGGCAGTATCAACTGGGGAGCCTTCCGCAATCCAGAAGACATGCGCCGTGCTTGCCGCATTTTACAGCGCAGTCTGTGCAACATACTTGACTACCAAGATTTTTTAAGTATTCAAAGCAAACTCAGTAATGATGAAATCCAACCCTTGGGTATTGGCGTAACTAATTTGGCCTATTGGCATGCCAAACGTGGACTACGTTATGGTGAAAAGGATGCACTACAAGATGTCAAGAGCTGGATGGAGCATCAAGCCTTTTACTTGACTGAAGCCACAGTAGAACTAGCTAAAGAACGTGGGCCATGCACCCACAGTGATAAGACACGATATGGTCAAGGCATATTCCCTTGGGAATTACGAGCAGAGGGTGCTAATGAACTAGCAAACTTTGCCCCAGAACTTGATTGGGAAACACTGCGAGTCAACATGAAACAGTACGGTGTTCGCAATGCCACATTGATGGCCATTGCCCCAGTCGAAAGCTCAAGCGTTGTTATAAACAGCACTAATGGAATTGAGTTACCCATGAGTTTAATCAGTGTTAAAGAAAGTAAAGCAGGCAGTTTTATTCAAGTTGTTCCAGAGTATCATAAACTCAAGAACAAGTATCAACTCATGTGGGAACAAAAAGACTGCGACGGCTATTTGAAAACAGCCAGTGTGTTAGCCGCTTATGTTGATCAAAGCATCAGCACTAACACATTCTATAATCCTGCGCATTGGGCGGATCGTAAAGTACCGACTACTTTAATTATTAAGAACTTAATGCAAGCACATGCATGGGGACTAAAGACATTCTACTACAGTTTGATCAACAAAGCGGGCAGTAAAGCAGTACAAGAAGATGCGCCTGCGATGTTAGAACCAATTGACTTTGATAATGAAGAAGATTGTGAGAGTTGTAAGTTATGAAAATAGGATTTTTTGGGGATAGTTTTTGTTCAGTGCTAGACAAGCGCCATGGCGGATTTGCTACCAACGGTGTATGGCCTACCTATGAAACCTACATTAAAAAATTACAAAATCACTATCAAGCAGAGATCGTCAACATAGGACTTGCGGGAAGTTCTATCTATGATACAATATTAATGCAAATTACTCCTTTTATTCAAGAGCAAACAATACCCGATGTATGTATATTCGTTTGGACTAGTAAAGATCGGTTGTTTCATAAAAATGTTCGAGACATAGTTTTTACAAAAATTATACACGGAAATGAAACCGGGCCAGTATGGAAGGCGGCCGAGCAATATTATAGATATCTGTACGATACAGAACTAGTAGATTTTCAAATGAAATCAGCTATGTATTATTTTGACAATACAATCTTACCTTTATTCCCACCATCGACAAAAATTATTCATTTATGGTCTTACCATGAGATGTGGTGCTGGGCTGGGGAGTATCATTATCGATGGACTAACGGATTAGAAATTCGTCCAGCATTAGATAGAATAAGTATATCTAACGGTAATACTATTGGCGGAGTAATAGGTGATCCAGCATGGAATCATCTAGATGGGGAAGGACGAAATGAAATTGTTTTCAATTGGATACGAGATGCAATAGATAACTATAGCACAGGGAAATTAATAACCAATGAACTACCTGGATGAACAACTTGCATCAGGAAAATATTAATGAGCAAAGCACAATACAACTTACACACTAAAACTGACTACCTAAGCCGTAAGATGTTTCTGGATCCAGCAGGTCCAGTGACTATCCAACGCTTCGAAGAAGTTAAATACAAGAAGATTGCAGACTTCGATGCCACGGCTCGTGGTTTCTTCTGGCAACCCGAAGAGATTAGCCTAAGCAAAGACAGTAATGACTTTAAAGATGCCAGTGATGCCATTAAGCATATCTTTACCAGTAACTTACTACGACAAACAGCATTAGATAGTTTGCAAGGACGTGGCCCTACACAAGTGTTTACTCCAGTATGTAGTATTCCCGAATTAGAAGCACTGATGTACAACTGGGGATTCTTTGAAACCAACATTCACTCAAAGAGCTACAGCCACATTATTCGCAACATCTACAATGTGCCCAAGGATGTATTTGCTACCATTCACGACACTGAAGAAATTGTTAGCATGGCGGCAAGTGTAGGCAAGTATTATGACAATTTGCATTTGATTAACTGTCGCAAAGAAACAGGAGAATTTGTTTCCGAAGTTGAACATATACGAGCTATATGGTTGGCACTCAACGCCAGCTATGCCCTAGAGGCATTTCGATTCATGGTATCATTTGCTACTAGTTTGGCCATGGTAGAGAACAAGATCTTTATTGGTAACGGTAATATTATCAGTTTGATACTACAAGACGAGTTGTTACATAAAGGCTGGACTGCTTACATTATCAATCAAGTGGTCAAGGAAGATCCTCGATTTGCCAACGCAAAACTTGATTGCGAGGCCGAAGTATACCAAATGTACTTGGATGTTATACAGGAAGAAAAAGATTGGGCAGTATACCTGTTTAAGAAAGGTCCTGTGATTGGTCTCAACGCAAACATTCTAAAAGATTTCGTTGATTATACCGCAGTAAGCGCACTCAAAGATATCGGAATCAAGTATCAAGTAAGTTCTCCAAAGTCAACACCAATTCCCTGGTTTAACAAACACGTAGATACTAGCAAGAAGCAAACAGCACTACAAGAAAATGAGTCGACAAATTATGTTATTGGCATCATGGGGGAGGGCATAGATTATGAAGCACTGCCGTCACTATGAAATTAATGTCATTAGACTATGAGAAAGATTGGACTCCTCTTGATGTTACTCTAGATAGCGGCATCAAGATTACGTCTCCTGTCCATTTAGACGGCGGTGGGCTAAGATACAAAAATGATATTATAAAAGCAATTAGAAATTCCGGCAAAGAAAAGTACAATCGCGGATTTGAATGGTGTGCTGGTTTTGGAGTTATTGGTTTTGAAGTACTAGGCGCCGGTCTATGCGATCATATGGTGTTCTCTGATTACTATGATGTAGCTATAAAAGACTGTTACAGCACCGCACACAATAATAACCTAACCGATAAAATTACAGGCTATGTAAGCCCTGCAATTGAATATATTCCCCAAGAAGAAATTTGGGATCTAGTTGTAGCAAATCCCCCATGGACATTTGATGAAACTGCTACTAGCAAGGATTATCCAGATCCAAATATGCTACGCATACTAGTAGATCAAGATTTTGCCATCCATAGAGAATTCTATAAAAACATAAACGCTCATTTAACAGATGATGCAGATCTTTATATTATTGAAGTTAACAAGGATCCTAAATTAATCATGTTAGCCGGAATGTATGGACTTGACTTAATAAGTATGTATAATACTAACAACGCACCTAATGGGGGCGTGTTCCACTTTAAACCAAGGAGATAACATGTCAGGAAAAGGAAGTACTCCAAGACCTTTCAGTGTTGATCACAAGACATTTGACAGTAATTGGGACAATATTTTTAAGAAAAAGGACAATATGAAAGCAGTAGTATGGAGTAAGAATTCTTGCCCATTTTGTGTACAGGCCAAAGCCCTACTTGAAATGAAAGGTATTGAATACGAAGAAAGAAATGTCGAAACAACATGGACTAAAGAACAACTATTAGAAGCTGTACCTACAGCCAGAACTTTACCACAGATATTTTTAGACGATAATTATATAGGTGGGTTCACAGAACTCAAAAAACATTTCGAAAAGGTATAACATGTTAATTAATAAAGGTATCGCCGCTGGCGAAGTAGTCACAATTAAAACTACAGCAGGTGAAGAGATTGTTGCCAAACTGGTATCCGAAAACCCAATGGCTGTTACTGTAAGGAAACCATTGTGCTTGACAGCAACCAAAGATGGTATTGGCCTAGTACCATTTCTGTTTACCACAGATCCAGACGGCGAAGTTAATATAAACAGAAGTGCAATTATGGTGCTGGCCCCTACGGTAAAAGATGCCGCTGATCGATATACTGAGCAGACTACTGGTATCAAATTGGCATAAATAATTTTATGCCAGCAATAGCCCGAGACGGAGACCCAACAACAACCGGACACAGTTGTGACGGAACAACCACTGTGACTGGCCCTACCGGTGCCGGAGCCAAAGTGTTTGCCAACGGCATAGCGATAGAGTGTATCGGCAATCCAACTGCGGCCCATACAATACGATCTGGCAGAAACTGTGTACCGCATGGCGCTGTTATTAACGCAGGTTCGAGCAATGTATTTGTTGGTGGCGTTGGTGTTGCCCGAGTAGGAGATTCAACAGACGGTGGCGCAATCACTGCCGGATCACCGGATGTGATAGTCAATTAACTAGACCTTTATTTTCGACACCTGTACAATAGGTATAAGTACTCTGTACTCACATTAAAGGAAATAAAATGGCTACAAATAAATTTGCAGAATTCACAAAGATCGTCGAAGCAATGGAAGCAGACTTCGAAAAGTTCTATGACAAAGAAGTAGGTGCCGCTGGTACCCGTGTTCGAAAGCACTGTCAGGATTTGGCTAAGTTGTGCAAAGAAACTCGCAACGATGTCACCGCAGTTAAAAACGCACGTAAAGAACCAAAATAAGTCAACTAAATACTAGCCTAAGGCGTTATATATGCATAGCCCGGAGACTATTATGAAACAGTTATTATTAGCACTTTCAATGTTAGCAGTAGTAGGTACTGCTAATGCACAATGGCATCATCATGGTCCTTACTATAGGGGCGGCGGCTTCTATGCTGGAGGCAACTGGGTTGGGCCAGCACTTATCGGTGGTGTAATTGGTTATGAACTTAATCGTCCACGCTATTATGAACCACCTGTAGTTGTACAGCAACAGCCGATTATTGTGCAACAGCAACCTGTATATACAGTTACACCGCAACCAAGTTGTACGGTATGGACAGAAACACAACACTCTGATGGTACCGTTACTCGTACCAGGACCTGTACACAATAATGGCATACTCGGATAAAGTAATTGATCATTACGAAAATCCACGCAACGTGGGATCGTTTGAAAAAGATGATCCCACAGTTGGCACAGGTATGGTCGGTGCACCTGCTTGTGGCGATGTGATGAAACTACAAATAAAAGTAGGCGCAGATGGTATCATTACAGATGCAAAATTCAAGACTTACGGTTGTGGTTCGGCCATTGCTAGTAGTTCTCTTATCACTGAATTGGTCAAAGGCATGAGTTTGGATCAAGCAAGCTCAATCAAGAACAGCGACATTGCTGAAGAGTTGGCTCTACCTCCGGTCAAGATACATTGTTCAATACTAGCAGAAGATGCTATCAAGGCGGCAGTAAATGATTATCGTAACCGAAACAGCATCAAAGAAGATACAGCAACAGCTTAAACGCCGAGGCCGAGGTGTTGGCATACGAATCGGTGTAAAGACCACAGGTTGCAGTGGATTGGCTTATACACTGGAATATGTGGACGAGTACGAACCTGAAGTTGGTGTTACCAATTTTGCCCAACCAGATTTTTGTGTGTTGGTAGATGCCAAAAGTCTAGCATACTTGAATGGCTTGACAATGGATTGGGTCCGCAATGGTCTCAATGAAGGGTTTGAATTTTCCAATCCAAATTCCAAAGGCGAATGCGGTTGCGGTGAAAGTTTTCGAGTGTAAACACATTTGACATAGTTTGACTATTCTAGTATAATACTAGTAGTGTATAACTTTTGGAGTTTAACTTGACACCAGAACAGCAACATTTTTGGAATGTACTTAAATTTGATCCTAAAACTATGGCAGATGAATTGGGTAATCTAATGCAAGATGCTAAGTTAAGATACGGTGATGATAGTAACGAGTTTCATGATACAGTTGATCGATGCGTATTTTTATCAATGCAACAATGTCAGAATGATATTGATTTGCTTCGCATGACTAAACATTGGCTTTCTAAAATGCAACTTCCGTTTGATGCAACCAAGATGAAATCAACTGACCCTTTACACAATCGAATTGGTGGACTTGTTTCAAAATTAACAGAAACACAATCAGGCAAGCAACTAATGGAGTGGAACTGATATGTCAATGCATTTAGAAGGTCCGTGGCTCAGTACCACCGGCAAAAAGAAAGGCAAACAAAAATTCGCTTCGGCAGAACATGCTAGAAAAGCTAGAGATCTAGACGAGTCATGGAAAGAACTCCAGAAAAAATGGGGCGTTGAAGCAGAGGCTAAGAAACGTGCCCGAGCCATGACTGCACCCAGCTTGAGCGGACACTATAGTTTGACAATCCCCGAAGGTCGCAACACAACCGCACATTTGAAAAGCATAGATACTGGTGGTAACGCTACTTTGGCTCCAGCCAAAGTTTATACAGGAACCAAAGTCAAAGGCATCGCAACCATGCACAAAAGCAATGCAGTGCCAATTTTTAGCGATGAGGAAGCAGTTGATATCGCTCGTATGAGGCGATAAAGCATGGTCACTCATAATAATAGTATTTTAACGCTGTCAACAAAGGATAACTATATATTGCCCACTAAAGGTTTAGTGGGCAACGGCCTATTTTTAAGGAGAAACGGAAACAGCCAAGCAATTAACAATGATGGTACTAGCGATACCTCATCCAGCGTAAAGGAGAAAAAAATGATACGCATTATCAAAACAATTTTAAATATTTCAGTAGTACTAGCAGTGGCATTGGCCGCTCAACAAGCAGTACAATTTAAGTTCAACAAACTTAAAGAAGCTCGTGAAACAGCAAGCCCAATTACAGCGCAAATGAGACAAACACAATTAGATTGTCTAGCTCGTAATATCTACCATGAAGCAGGCTCGGAACCTTTTGAAGGCAAAGTGGCAGTGGCTCAAGTAACAATCAACAGAACAGAAAGTGGCGCATTTCCATCTGACATCTGCCAAGTAGTCTACCAAAAGAATATAGTCTACGAACGTGTGCTGTGCCAGTTCAGCTGGTATTGCCAAAGTCCAAATGCCATGAAACCAATGAATGGACCTATCTATACCGAAAGCATGGAAGTGGC